TGATTTCATTAGCAGTAGCGGAAGCTGTTACACTAATTTGGCTATAATAACCGTTTTGTGTAACTGGCACAACGTTACGTACAATTGACTCTCCATTAGAAGACCTGACACGTAGTGTATATGAGCGCCCATTTACCATTGGGATATCTTCATCTAACTCAAATGTAGTATCTGAAATACGGTTTTTAATTCTACCACTACCTAAACCCCATAATGGTACATCATGCATAACTTTTACACGGTCACCACGATTGCAAACTAAATATTCAATATCGGAGTTTAGTGTGTAAATTTCAGGACGGAGTTTAGCTTGCGCCATATGCCAACGTGCGTGGTCAATTACGGCAGACTTCTTAGTACAACCCGGTAGCTGAATGCTTTCAAACAACTCTGAGTTACCTTCGTTTTTACCACTTGCGTAAACAATAACTTCAGCTTCTTGGTAATTCTGTGCTTCATCAAAGTATGTAACCTTTAAACCATCAGGTAGTTTAGGTAAAATCTTTGTTGATTCAAAACCCCAACTATTGTGTGGTGTGAAGTGCTGAATTACATTTGGCTTTTCTTCGTCAATCGTAACAGTCCATTTTCCGTCTACTAATGCAGGGCTGGCTCTACCAGCGGCACAAATATCTCGAAGAACTTCTAATACGCTTCGTTGAACACCAAGAATAGCATTATACTCAAAGCCTCTATTAGTACAGTATGTTGACCAGTGTTGCAACTGAACTAAATCAAATTTTGCATACGGGTCAGTAATTTTTTGGGCATTAGCTGGATGCTCTAACACATATCTGAAAAGTGCAGCTGGATTACTTGTAGAAGTATCAACCCAAGCTGAACCATTCCAAGCTTTGCAGTAAGTTTGAACGATAGCATTAATGCCTTCAATCGAACCGTTTAACTGGTCTGTAGCTTTTATCTTTAGTGCAGACTTAGCAATCTTAGCATTCAATGGGTCGATAGCTGGAGAACCATTATTAGAAAACTCCACACTCTGTAGGAAACTCTGATGGTAGTAGCGATAATCTGGATTATCTTCTACGTTATCACCAGTTGCTCTACGAATGCGAATAGACATTGTAGTATTAACAGGAAAATCGTTACTGAAAATACTGTAAGTTTTTGTGAACGTAAAGGCATCCTTTTTAGGTGCATCACCACCAACCGTAATATCGGTGAATGGAGTCCACGTATTGTTATGGTAATACTCAATATTAAATCTAACTGACGCAGCAGAACTAGTACCGCCATTCTCACCCTTAGTTACAACTCGGCGTAAACCTTGTGGAAAATGCAAGGCTACAGTGATAGACTGTACAACCTCTGTAGAGATGGCTTCAGCCCAAGGTCCAGCTGTTACGTTAGCTTCTGGATTACCTTCACATACTAATTCTAAATTAGAATTAACTTGTACAATATCCTTACCGTAGATAGCATTAAACTTTGCTATATCAGTAGATGTTTCAGTATTTTTTCTGTCTAGTGTAATGATAGAGTAATCAGTGTAATTAGAGATTGGTTGCTCACCAATTCTAAATGAAGTATTATCAATAGTTAAAGGACCATAACCCCATGTTAATAGCATGGATAAGTAACTGTCACGTTCATTCTCATAAGTCAGGTAGTTAATCGCACCTAGTGGAGGTGTAACTCTAACCTTACCTAAAACGACAGGGATAGCTGAATAAGGTTGCGCTCTATTTTGCGCTCCATTAGCCATTAACTGACGTTCTGCAGAACCTGCGTCCTTACCACCTGCGCCGAAATCTGGTGGTCGAATAGGTGCAATATAGTCCACCATCTTCATACCAACATATACAGTAGCTGTACTGGCTGCGAAAGCTGCCATAGCTTGTGTAGCGGTCATAGCACCAGTACCTGAGTAACCAGCAGCAGATGCACCAGCAGGTCCAGCAACCGTGTAAGCCACAACCATAACGGCAATAGTTAATAACGTTCTAGTCATATTACCGCCATTAGCTACTGCGCGATATTCAACTACGTCATTATCCTTTAAGGTAGTACTCTCCCACTTATCTTGTGGAATAACTGAACCGTTTACAATAATGTGAACTTTGCTCTTTAATTCGTTAGCTACATTATACTCTTTGAGAATCCAGTTTGCTAGTACATTCAAATTTGTACCAGATGGGATTGGCATTGTGTAACGCTGAGTTTTTAACGGATGTGGTACAGCGTTTAATATAACACCTTTTTGTTGGCTGTATTTAAAGTGACCAACAATACGCTTTTTCCAATAGATAGACTCAAACGATTCAATTGCAGAATCGTAGCCTTCTCTTGCATGGATAAACTGTGTCTCAGAGATAGCTACGCCTACGTGCGTTTCTTCACCCATTACCCTGAATAGTACAATTGAACCTTGCTCTGGAGATTCAATCTGTTCCCAACCCTCTTTATACTGAGCAATTAATTCTGAGATACGGTCATAATCCGAATCCTCATACTCTGAACTAAATGAAGGTAAAGTGATATCGTATTCGTTGGCATAAATAAGGCGAACTAATCCCCAACAGTCTAAACCGTCTGCGGTGCGACCCTTATATTTAAAAGGGATACCTACATAATTATTTGACCACATTTAATACCTCATTAGTTGTGTGTTGTTTATTAAAATAGACCCGGAAAGTATCTCGGGGTAAATGAATGCATAGGAAACGGTTCACGCTCCAAATCAATCATCGATAGACTTGCACTTACCGTGTCTGAATTATACGTAAAACTGTTGATATAGAAGTCATCAAAAACCACCTCTACATTATCTGGAGTCTTAGATAATACTAACTCCATTTTAATCTTAGGTGGTCCAGCTATATTCCTAATAATTGGCACAATATATCTAGTCACATCGTGAATAGTAATTGAGCATTTAGGAGCTTGAGCTTCTTCTTCAGTGGGCAGTGTTACTTCAATAGGTAGGAAAATATATTCCTGACCATTACTAACGACACCGTAAACAACGTCATCAGCTGTTTCACTAATACGTTGTGTAAATCCATCAGCTAATCTTGCAATTACGGTTGATGGATTTAACGGGTCATAGATTGTTAATAAGAAGATTAAATCAGAGTCAGCATCTGGAGAGAATACTGCTCTGATTGCTTCTGGTGACATGGTAGTTAAACGACTCATGGCAAGATTTCCAATTGCATAGATACTCTCCAGTACTCTGGAAGAATATAACCAACGGTGTAAAAGCCACCATCAGACTGCGGTACAATTCGAGCCTCTACCACAGTACCTAATCTAGGATGTGGAAAACCGAAACGAGCTGTACCTCTGATAGTATCCTTTATGAATGCATCTAGTGTATCCAGTTGGTCTGTTGACATATCAAAAGACACTTGCATAGTTTCAGTTCGTTTACCTCGTCTACGCATTTTCGCAGGACCAGCATCCATAGTTGTCCGTAAAATTAGGACACCAGAAGTCTCAGAATAATCTGTGTTAGGCTTCTGTGGTATGGTGCTAGGCCAAATATAAGCATACGCCATTATTATCTCCTAATTAGGTTAGGTTGTAAACCGAAGGTTGATTTTAACGCCTTCTGTGAAGAGCTACCATTACGTTGAACTTCAGCAGCAGTTAAATCGCCAATCATAACTTCAATCTTTCTATTGCCTCGTGAGTCTGTCGTTTCAGTAGTCTTAGCTTCTACGTTGCTGTTATTAATAACTGTAACTTGAACATTAGAACCACCACCTTGCGCTTGTACACCAAGTGAACCATCGGCTCCACGGCGTAAAGGCATAATAGCTTCTGGACCAGCTTCACCCATCATTCCAGTGCCTTTAGCAAACTTGAATAATGTAGGGCTATCTACGATTGAGTTTGTGAATGAACCGCCTTTTGCGAACATCTGCATGCCATCAGACCATGCACCACCCTTAGCTTGCGCTGGACTCCAACCACCGCCAACATCTATATTGTCAGGCGCTGCAGCCTTGGCTGTATTACCTGTAAAGAAGTCCATGATGCCACCAGCACCATTTAAACCTCTGTATATAGCCATAGATTGTGCTCTAGCCTCGAAACGAATAATATCTGCAATAAAGCTGTCAATTAAACTCTTCATATTAAACTTACCAGTTTGAACGAAGGTTACAATAGCATCGCCCATACCGTTGAAGACGTTTTCAAACGCAGCACCATAAGCATTCATACGTTCAGCTTTAAACGTGTTATCAATTTCTGTACCAACATTTCTAATTCGGTCAGAATATCGTTGATAAGCTGCAGCCTTAAATGCCCACTTAGCTTCACTATCGTCTTCAAGTTGGTATTTCTGAATTTCCTCTAAATCCTTTAGAAGTTGCATTTCAGCTTTACGTGTGCCGTTCGCTCTAATACGTGCAGCATCAGTCATACCAATTAAGCGAGTTTGTAATTCAAGGTTAGCATTCTCTTCTGCTAAGATTATGTTTTGTTCTTTTCTATAGTCTCTGCCTTTTTGCATCTCAAGCATAACTGAAGCTAATTTAGCTTCTACGTTAGCGTTATCTTTCATCTCTTGACTAAAGTTTTTGTAAGCGGGATTATTAAGGAGTGCAATATAATCAGTTTGAGCTTTATTAAGAACCTTTTGTTCTGTACTAGCACCAGCGATAATATTTTGGAAATTTGCCATAGAACTCTTGTAGAGAGTTAAAGCTTCTTCTTCACGCTTGTATCTTTCTTCAGCTGTCTTTGCAGCATCAGCATTAGCTTGACGTAAATTAATCTCTGCTTGAGTTAACTTCTTTGTCCCTGCTTCACGCTTGAGAATTGATTCAATAGATTTATCATGTTCTTCTCTAGCCTTCTTAGCATTCTCAATTGCAGCATCAAAGACTGCAAGCTTAGTCCCAACAGGTGCTGTGATTACATTAAACAAATCGATAACAGTTTGTACAGTTTGTTTGAGTACATACCATACTTCACTGACAATTACTGCAAATGTTTCCCACACTGTCATGGCAACTTGAATTACCGTATTAGAAGTACCAAGATTATAGATAGCTTCGCCAACAGCAGTTACACCTTCTTTAATCTTGAACCATAACTCTTGAGCAGGGTTCATTTCAGATTTAACTTGGTCAATAACTTTTTGATTGGCTAAAACATAAGCGTCTTGTGCAACCTTAATAGCTTCGTATGTTCTGCCTTGCTGTTCTAAACTGTGTACATTATCAAGTGTTGCTTTGCTAACATAACCTGTAGCCTTAGCTGTCTCAAGTAAACCACTTAAAGGTTTGTCTCCAATTTTAGCTAACTCTTGTGCAGTAGCACTAGCAGCCTTACCTAAATACTTTTCCATATCTTTGGCAAGTTTTACAGTTGTTTCGTTTGCCTTTGCACCAGCCTTAGCAAATTCTGTAATAATACCCATATACGCAAAGGTAGAGCCTCCAGCTTTAGCCATGCTCTCTGAAAGTGCTACAGCTTGTTCTGTAGACATACCCATAGATGCACCAGTTAAGGCAATAGATTTAGATAGCTCACTCTGTAAGGTTAAGAACTTATAACCTTCAACAAGGACTGTAGCGATAGCTGTAGCAACCAACATTATACCTGCAGTACCTAAGCCCCTCATAGCTGTGGATAAAGCTTCTGTTACGGTTATAGCGCCTGTCAATACTTGTTTTAGTAGTACGAAAGGCGATAATAAAAATGTACCGACAGACTTACCTACACTAGTAACAGCGTTAACAAGTAATCCACCAACAGCCATAGCTACATCTTTAATACTTGTAACCATACTCTTAGCAGCTTCTGTTAGCATTTTGCCCATGTCTTTACCTGCGACACCTGCTAAAGCAAACTGGTCACGTAATTGACCACCTTGTTGCAAGAGTACAGTTAATGGATTTTGTCCTGTAGCTAAACCAACGCCAATATCCGTAATCTGTGGACCTAATGCACGAGACAAGTAGTCAACTTGACGGTTACCACTGGCTTTGTTTAATTCAGCTAATTTTTTACGGTAAGCTTCTAAAGCAGTTACTTGTTCAGCAGCAGTCTTACCTGACTTCTTTAAGGCAGCTTCAAATCTAACTAAGGCATTATTAGTGCCTGAGCTTAATTCTTTGTTTTCTTCTTTTAATGCAGAGTTAACACGGTTAATCTCTTTCTCAAGATATGCGTTAGCTTTAGCTGTGTCATTGGTAGCTTTTTGTTTAGCTTTTACCTTACCTGTTAAAACATTCTCTAAATTTGCTTGTTCTTTGTATGCTGCATTAACTGCGTAAACCTCAGCACGAATTTCTGAGAATGTTTTACCTTCAATTTTTCCAGCTTCGATTAAACGTAATTTCTCACGCGCTAAATCTTTCATCTGAGCAACAGACAGATTAGATTCTGCATTATATAGACGGTTCACTTCCTTAAGTACTGTATACTCGTTCTTTAGAAGTTTCATTGCACCGATAGACTTATCGAATGGGTCTGTACCCATTAATGTGCGTTGCTTAGTTAAAGTATCACCTAATTCTGCTAATTCACCTTTTAAAGCACCTGAAGCTTTAGCGTAAGCTAATACAGAAGCTTGACCTTTAGAAAAACCTTCGGTCATGAACTTTAAAATATCTTGCTGGCGCTGCAATACAGTGGTATTCTCTTTAGTAGCCTTAGTAGCTTTTTCTGTAGTTGCAGTATTTTCATTAACTGGTTTATTGACTTTAGTTACAGCTGTACCTAAGTTATTCAGTGCAGCAACTGCTTGCGTTAACTCTGAGGTATCTACTTTAAATTTTAATGTCTGTAAGTCCATAATATTTCCTAATTATGTGTTATGTTTATCTT